TTGACCTCGTCGATCGTGACGGCGTCCAGCACATGCTCGACGACCGCTGCATCCACATGCGCAACCGCCGACGTCCCATCGAACCCACGCGTCGTCGCCGTCAGCGTGTTGCTGCCGCCCGTGCGCACGCACAGCACCTTCTCCTCGGTCGCCAGCCCCCGATCGATGGCGATCACGAACGCCGTTGCGCCAGACGGATACGTCGACGCATCGAGCACAGCAATCGCCGTCGTGGCGTTGGTGATCGGACCATTCAGCTTTGTGGCAACTGCGCCACCTACGTACTGCCTGCGAGGCATGAGCCCTCCTACGTTGTCAGCAACTTCACTACCAGGATGGCCTCGAACCAGCCACCGTCGTCACGCCAGTTGTTCGGACGCAACTCGAACGCATCGATACGGACTCTCGTAACGTAGTCCCCAACGCGAAACAGCACCTTCGTCTTGTCGCGCCACAGCGCCTGGATGTGAGCGAACTCATCCTCCAGATCGAGCGACAGTTCCATGCCCATGCCGTCACCCGCTGTGACCCGACTGTGCACGATCAACGGCACGATCCACTGCTCGGACGGCGGCGGCACCGGATACGCCCGCAGCACCCACTTCAACACCGTCGGCGTGTCGCTGCCGTTCGACGCCAGATCAACACGCACCCGGCAACTGATCACGTCGATGGCGTTCAGGTCGGCAATCATCTGCCGCAGGCCGACGCCCGATTCGGTCAGCGAGTAGACCGCATCGCCTTCCTCGTCGTAGATGGTCAACGTCACCGACTGTCCGGTGGTCAACGGCTTGAAGTCCACGACCATCTGCGACAGGCGCTTGCGCTCCACCGTGCCGAACAGAATCTTGCCCGAGTCCAGATAGCCAGTCGTGTCGTACGCCGTCGTCGACTCCACAAACACGCCCTGACCGGCCACCGCATACGCCAGCCGGCCATTCAGACGCGCCACGCCCGTCACCGCTCCAGCCACGTTCGCCTCGAGGTCGGCTGCGTACGCAGGCTGCAGCGCCTCGACGAACGTAGTCAGATCAAGCCGTGCCGTGCCAGCCGTCGTGGCCCCGTCGTAGAGCGACCACCCGGTGAACACATACTGGCCCTCGGCGCACGCCGCCTGCACATCACCCAGGTCTGCCAGCAGCGGACCGTACGTGAGTGACCCGTCTGCGGCCGTCTGTGCCAGCCGTGCGCCCTTGTTGGAATAGATCACTGCGCCACCGGCAAACGACACGCCGCCTCGCAGCAGTTCGCCCTCAGGGAACGGTGCAGCGTCCTGGGCGATGACGAGGTTTCCGCTCGAATCGGTCGTCGTTGTGTACAGCTCGGACCGGCTGCCAGCGAAACCGCCGACGTAGATGCGCGAGCCAATCGCAAAGATCGTGGTCCAACGGAACGCTGACTGCTGATGTGTGCGAACCGTCGTCAGCGCGCCGCTGCCTGCCACGCTGCTCAACGTGCTGCCAATGCCGATCAACAGTCGGTTGCCAACAAACGCCACGTTCGACACATCGCCCGTGACCGGCGTTCCGTACGCCGTAGGTGTGGTCGCCGCTCCGACGTACTTGACGAGATTGGTCGATGTCGCCACGAACACATCAGAGCCGTCCGTGGCGAACGCCTGCACAGTGCCGCCCGGGGCCGTCATCGTCGACCACGCACCGAACCCAGTCGAGCGATACAGCGTTGCCCCGTCCGAGGCGTACAGGTAGTTGTTGAATCCGATCAGCCGTGGCGCGCCCGACGACACCGAACGGGACAACGTGCTTGCTCGATGCAGCGTCAGTTCGTTCTTCGTCCACACGTTGATCGACCGTGATCGATCGAACCGGAACGGGTCCGACGTGTCGTCAAGTTCGCTGATCTCCTGATCGGCGCCACGGTGCCACGAATAGCGGTAGCGCGACCATGTGCCCGACGCGTTGAACAACGCATCCGATGGCTCGGCGCTGGTGACGACGCCCTCACGCAGCGTCTGCAGGCTGCTGTGGCGGTACTCCGTCAGGTCGATCGTGTACGTCCGACCATCCAACAGCACCGTGTGTGGCAGCACCCGCTGCGCGCTGAACGTGCCGAGATAGAACGGTGCCCCGCCGCCGAAGAACGGGATCGACAGGCCCATCAGCCAAACCGCACCGGATACATGGAGCGGAGCTTGTTGATCTCTTCCATCTTCCGGTTCCGATACAGCGCCTGCGACACCTGGCCCTGTTGCACCAGCGAGCCCGGGGGCACCTCCTGGGCCCGACGAGGCTCATCCTGGGTAGTACGCGCCGACATGCCTGCCTCGTTGGCCTGGAGCAGCCGCAGCCGCACACCCATCGACAGCACATCGAGCATCGACTCTTGCAGCCCACCATCCACGATCAAGTCCTGCGCTAGCGTGAACGTCGTGTGATACGGCATCGCCGCCTTGACGATGACCTTTCCAGCAGCAACCGGATCGATGAACCGCAGCGCCAGACCCGACGTGGCAAACGCCGACCACACCGCCGGGTCGTAGCGCACCAGGCGCAGGTTCGCTCGAGGCCATGCCGTCGACTGTGTGGTTGAGCCGACGTCCGTCCACTGCCGATGCGCGTCGATGATGCCGTAGCAACCCGCCATCGACACCGGCAGTTCGACCGTCTCCTGGCTGTCAGCGACCGTCAGTTCCTCGGTGACCACCTGATACAACTGCGGGCCGTACGAACCAATCTCTTCCAGCATGGCGTCGTAGATGTCCAGGCCGGTGAAGCGCGAGTTGATCCACACTTCGGCCCCTGCATCGTGTGCAGCAGCCGTCGAATCGTGGAACGCACGAATGACTGTGGCCGTCTTGCTCGCCGTATCCACCGACACCACACGCAGCAGTTCGGTGCCAATCGACAACATCGACCCCGCCACCACGTTCGCCGTCAACGTCAGCGTCATCGGCACCGTCGTCTGAGACGACGTGATCGCAGAAGCCAACGTGTTGATCTCGTTGCGGTAGCCAGACGACAGTTGCCGCCGGATGCGGTCAATGGTGACCGAGACAGTGCTGCGCGCCATGATCTCTCCTTACGCGAAGGTTGACCCCGCACGGTGTGGCTGCACCGTACGGGGTCACCACCTACGGACAGATCAGACGAGGCCCGAACCCGGCAGCGCCTGCGAGCTGTCGAGGCCGCTCCACTTCGCCATGTGATCCTGGCCCTTGACCTGGAAGCCGCCCTCGCACACCATCATGTACGTGTCGGTGTCGTCGGTCTTGGCCAGCTTCTGCGTGATCAGCGGCTGGAACTGCCGGTACACGAAGTTGTCCCGGCTGTAGGCGAAGGCGTTGTTCGCCTTCACCCAGCGGTTGCGCACCAGCACGACCTCGTTGAACTCGGTCATCACGGTGGTCGCCCGACGACGCCCACGACGGGCATCCTCGATGTTGACCGTCTGCACGCGCTCGTTGCCGGCGATGTTGTTCAGCGCCTGGAAGTTGACCGGCCGGCTCATCAGCACCTCGAACATGCCGCCCTTGTCGTACGCCGCCTGCTGCATGTCTTCGATGGCCTCGATGGTTAGCCAGTACGACGACGAGTCGACGTTCGACGTGACGAAGTGGTTGAGGCCGCCGGTCTGACGCCGGTTGTCGGCCGACCGAACGTGCTTCACGCCATACAGCGCCGAGTTCTCGATGCCGAGGTTCAGCGACTGCATGGTGTTGAGCATCTGCTTGTTCAACTCGTTCGGCACGCCGTACTTCGGAATGCGCTGCTCGGTACGCGACACCTGGATCTTCTTGCTCCAGATCTGCGTGTAGTTGCTGTACTTGTCACGGCCTTGGAAGTTGGTCGAACCGATCGAACCTTCGATCAGGATGGTGCCCAAGCCGATCACGTCGGCGCCGGTCGAGTGCGACGCAGCGGTGGTGTTGGTGTCGGATGCCGAACCACGCACCACGGTCAACACTTCGGTGCTGGTGTTGATGGCCGTCACGACCATCACCTCGTCGTCGATGCGGATGCCGTCGCCCACGGCGAACTTCACGGCGTCGCCGGTGTTCAGCGTGACGCTGGTGACCGACGAGTTGATGGTGCCGTTGAGGGTGCCACGGGGCAGCGGCACCTGCTCCTCGAGCCAGAAGAACTCGACGTTGTCGACCGGGGTGCGCGGCATGAGCGGCACACCGTCGGCGCCGGTGCCCGAGAGCAGCGGCAGGTCCATCGGGGAGAGGATGTAGATGAGTTCGTCGATGTTGACCTTGGTCTCGACGGTGAGGTCATACGAGTAGAAGGCGGGGCCTGCGAGTTCCTGTGCCATGAGAGTGGTTCCTTACTGGACGGCGCTGTGCGCTCTGCGGAGATGGGATTCGACCTGATGTCGCTTCTCCGTGTACTCCTTCCAGCGCAGCACATCACCACTTGGCGTCAGGATCGGCATCTTGTAGCCGCCTGGACGCTCGTCGTACATGATCTGCTTGTTGATGCTGGGAGGTGTCGTCGGAGTCGGACGCCAGTTCTGTGTCCGAGTCGATTCGGCTCGGGGTGACACCTGCAAACCCTTCGATCGCAACTTGCACGCGTAGTGCTCGTTGCAACCTGGGATGTCACACAGGGGTCGGCTTGCCATCAGATCACGGGGCGTCGTGCGTTACGATCCCACGCGTTCTGATCAAAGATCACCCGCTGGTCACCGTTCGATGCTGCGACGAGAATCCGGTCGATTGCTGCCAACTGCGAATCTTCCAGTGCAGCACCGCGCTTGCGGTCCTCGTAGAAGTTGCTGTAGGCGTCATCGAAGGGATCGACACCCTGGTCGTCAGGTGCGGTCACGCTCTGCCCGCCGCTCAGCCCTCGCCGGAACGCTGCCTGGTCTTGCTCGTCGGTCGGAATGCTGTTGCGACCGGGAGTGAACAGGCCGAGGTCTTCGGCTTCGGTACGGAGTTCGTCGAGTGAGGTGCCCTCGAACGTCTTGAAGAGCATCCGGCCGATCTTTGAGTCGGTGTCGATGCCAGCCTTGGCGAACAGGTTTTCTCGCCGCAACTGGGCGATCTCCTGCTCGTACTGACCGGCCTGCTCGGCACGCTGCCGCAGCGATCGGATGTCGGGTTGACGTTCCTGCGTTTCCAGTTCGTCGTCGTCGTAGTCGTGTTCGGTTGCCATTGTGTGCTCCTTGGAAGTGTTGCCATCTCGCCTTGCCTACAACGACCGGCCGGCGAACCGGTCGTGATGCTTCCAGCGGCCATCTCTAGCTCTCACTGCATGGGGCCGGTTACAGCTCACCCACATCGCGCATCATACACATGCCGGTACGCGCAAGACGCCACCACCCTCATGGGTGATGGCGTCTGTGCCGCTGCCGTGCGTGACGACAGACTACTTCTTGCCGGGCTTGAACCGCTTGTCGCTGCCGGTCTTGACGGTCGACGTACTGCCGGTGACGACCTTGGTGCCGGTGTACTTCTTGGACGCCGGGGTGGGGCACGAGCCTGCCTTCATGGGTTACCTCCCTTCGTCATGCGTTTCCTGTTCCTATCAGACCACGCTGCGTCTGCACGGCACCGCCACCACCAAGGCCACGGTTGGCCTGACGGCCGATCAGTCGTCGCTCGAGCGCACTGCGCGCCTTGGCATCGTTGCCGAACGCTGCATCGACACCTGCGCCCTCCAGACTCAGGTCTTCGGCTTCGGCCACGCCCTCGTCGAACAACGTGCCGTACTCTGACAGTTGACCGATGCCCTGGTCGATCTGCGTGTCCGACGTCGTCATTGCCGAGATGCGTTCCGCCGTCGTTCGGTCCAGCCCGACGCCCGCCTGGATGCCCTTGCCTGCCGTGTACGCAGACTTGCTCATCCGGTCAAGGTTCTGCACCATGTTGGCGGGATCGAGGAAGAACGCAGCCAGTGCCGAGTCTCCGTTGCCCACGCCGTAGAAGTCGCTGAACGCCTGACGGATCGCCGGGTCGGCACTCTGCACACGGGCCCAGCCCTGACCGACGCGCTGCTCCAACTCGACGGGCGAGATGCCCCTCATCATCAGACTCTGCAGGTCCTCGGTGTTGTTGTCGTAGAACTCCGGTGGCAACTGTGCCGACTGCAAGATGTTCTTCGCGTTGCGCTCATACTCGATCACGGTCTTCGCTGTCGGCGTACCGGTGAACCGACCCGCTCGGGCTTCGGCTTTCAGATACTCAACCGCTGGGAACCGACGCTTGTAGTCGTCAGTCTGCTCCAACTCGAACTCCAGCGTGGCTTCGCTGATGGTGTTGTTGATGATCCGATCCCACAGCCAGCCAGACGGATTACCCGACCCATCGG